GAGACTTACGACGCCATTCGCCAGGAGCTCGCAGAGCGCGGAGTCAAGCCCGAGGACATCCCAGGAGACTCCGCTTTCCTGGCCTATCGCACTGGGGAAGAGTATCTCAAGCACAAGAACGAGCTCATGTCCTGGCGGCAAAAGGCCGAGCATCGCCAGCAGGCTGCGAAGGCTTTGGAGCTTGGCGGCGGCTCTTCCGGTCTCTTGGAGCTGGCTCTCTACGAAGCGGCTGAACGCATCCTGGAGGAGATCGAACGCGGCGAAGTAGACAGTAAGGATCTGGCCAGGCTAACCTACGCCCTCCGCGCCCTGAAGGTCACGAAAATCAATGAGTCCGAGTCTAAGACGGAGCAGCTCGCTGCCGAGCTGAAGACGACGGCCTCCAAGGCAGACCCGGCAAGCGTCCAGGCTGAAGTCGACAGAATTCTGGGGGTGAAGAAATGATAGACCCTCGCAACTACTTCCTGCCCTATCAGCTCCGCTGGATCAATGACGATTCGGAGATGAAGCTCTACGAGAAGACGCGCCGCGCTGGCATCACCTACTCCACCAGCTACAAGGCGCATAGCAAGTGCATGAACTCTCGCGACAAGAACTTCGTCGTCTGGATCTCAAGCAAAGACGAGCTGACCGCCAGAGAATGCGTCAGCGTCTACATAGCGAAATGGTGCGAACTCTCGAACGTCATAGCCAAGGGGCTCGCCGGAGACAACGTCGAGGTCATAGACCCCGAACACGGTATCAGGGCCTTTGTCGTCGAATACGCGCATGGGCCGAGGATCTACTCTCTCTCGTCCACTCCGGAGGCTTTCGCTGGCAAGGGCGGCGACATCCTTCTTGACGAAGTCGACCTGCACAAAGACCCAGGCAAGCTCCTGGACATGGCTATCCCTTGCACTACTTGGGGCGGCAAGCTCGAAGCCGTAAGCGCGTATAGCCCCGATGGCTCCCCTGATTCGGTTTTCGCAAAGCTCTGCAAGGACGCCAAGGGCTCAAATCCAATGGGATGGAGCTTCCATCGCACCACGATTATGGACGCGATAGCGGAGGGTTTCGTCGAGAAGGTGAACGAAGTCACGGGAAAGACCACTACTCGCGAAGAGTTCCTCCAGAAGATTCGCGCTAAATGTCGGAACGAAGCCGCCTTCCGTTCGCAATACATGTGCGAACCTTCCGACGAGGGCGGAACTCTTCTTTCCTACGAGCTCATAGGGCTGAACGAGTCTTCCGAGGCATCGCTCGATTGCGACATGGAGACCCTCAAACGATGCAGGGGCGATCTTTATCTGGGCTATGACGTAGCGCGCAAGCACGATCTAGGCGTTCTCTGGCTCGACGAAGTCCTTGGGGATGTTAGTATTACGCGCGTCGTCCGCCGTTTCAAGAATACGCCGTTTCGCGTCCAGCTCGATGCGCTCTGCCGCTATTTCAGCCTCCCAAAACTCAGACGCGGCTGCATAGACGCGACGGGAATGGGCGCAATGCTCGCAGAGGAGTTGATTCATCGTTTCGGCTATTTAGCGCAGGCTCTCACTATGACCGCGCCTGCCAAGGAGGCGCTGGCAATGCTCATGCTCCAGAGCTTCCAAGACAGGCAGACTCGCAACCCTGCCGACGATTCCATTCGCGAGTCTTTGCACAAGGTCAAAAAGACCGTCTCCCCGACTGGGAGCATCCGCTACGACGCCGATCGCGACGAAGCAGGCCATGCCGATGAATTCTGGGCGCGCGCCTATGCTCTCGAAGCTCGCTCAAAGAAGAGCGCTAAAACTTATTTCACTCCTGTTCCTTTTGGTCGTGAACGCCTGACAGGAAACCGAGAGGAGGCCCTTTGTGTTTGATAGGTTAAAACGCGCCGCTAAGAGCATTGCGAACTTTGGCGGATTGGTTGTCAATGAACGCCAGGAAGACCCGATAAGCTTCCTGGGAAACCCTCTTCGCGGCTACACGCCGGAGAAAGCCGCCTGGCTCCTAGAGGGTTCGATGCGCGGCGAATGGACGGACGCGCAATGGCTCTTTGAATTCGTCCAGAATCTCGACGGAGATCTCATCGCTTTGACCGAGCGTCGCGTCGCCTCCGTCCAGGAGATTCACTGGGAGATCAAGCCCAATCTAGAGATCGCCGAGGCGAAGGGCCTGGAGTCCCTGGCGGACGAGCAGGCGCAGTGCCTTAGGGAGCGCTACGACCGAATCAAGAACCTGTCGGACGCCATAGGGCATCTGGCCTCCACTCCGCTAAGAAAATACGCGCATTTGAGCATCGGAGACGACGAACTTGGAATCGTCGATCAATGGTGGTGGCTGCGCGAGGGCATGTTCGGACGCTGGTACTACAACGGAGATCTCAAGAGAAGCTCCGTCAAGGGCCTCTCCGACGCCGATTTCATCAATCCTGCCGAGTGGATCGTCTACGAGGAACGTCGCTCTTGTTTCTGGGTCGCTCTTATCAAGTATCTGCGCGCCAACAACTGCCAGAAATGGTGGGACCGCTTCTGCGAGCAATGCTCGAAAAACGGAACTGTCATAATCGCGCCCGAAGCAATCGAGCGGGAGAAGCTAAAGGAATTCGAGGAGGCGGCTCTTGAGGCGGCCAGAGGCGGCTCCGGCGTCCTTCCTGGCGGCTCCCAGGTGATGCCGACAGGACCTCAACGCCAGGGCGCGCCTCCCTACAAGGACGCAATCGCCTATCTTCGCGAGCAGACCGTCCTAGCCGCAACTGGCGGGCTCCTTACGATGATCGCCGTCCCCACTGGCATGAACGATAAGACGAGCGAGACGCATGAAAACGCCTTCCGCACCCTTCGGAACAAGAGCGCGTCGAGCATTCAGGCGAAGCTCCAGGAGAAGCTCGACGTTCCGGCGCTTGCGGCGAGCTTCCCAGGGCAGCCTATACTGGCTTACTTCCAGTTCAACCTCACGGAAGACCCTTCGCCATCCTCCTATCTCGACGACGCGGTCAAGGCTAAAAGCGCCGGATTCCAGATGGACGCCGAGGAGCTCTCTGAAAAGACGGGCTACAAGCTCACTCTTTCCCCTGAGGCCGCGCCGACGCCGGGCGTTGGCTTCAATCGCGCCAGGAACCGCTCAAGAAAGGCGAAAAACAGCTCTGCCGGACGCATATCGAGCCAGCCCTGGCTTGATTCGCTTTCCACGGCTGCGATCGATCCGATCGCCAAGGGGCGCGAAAAGCTTTTCGCCCCTTTGCTGGAGCATCTCAAGGGAGCCGACGCCGGAACGCTGCCGTCGATTCTCTACACTTGGGCTCCTGGTGAAGAAGACGCCCAGGCGCTCGCTGACGCCGCCCAGCGCATGGCCTTCAACGCCGTGCTGCGCGGCTACTACAACCCGACCGGAACGACGCCCCAGGAGATGCAGGCTCCCAACCGATTGCTTCGCGCCGTCAACGCCGGAGGCATAGACGACGCCATCGCCGCGCTCTTCAACCAGCCCTTCGAGGAGGCTCTCAAGTTCTGGCGCGCCAAGGGGCTCGCCGACGATCTCATCAAGGCGACCTGGGAGCAGGCGCAGGCCTACGGCTTCAAGGTGGCTGGAGTTCAAAGCCGCGACGCCCTGAACGCGCTAAAGGACAAGCTAGGCTCCGTCCTCCAGGGAGACAAGACAGTCGATGATTTCGTCAAAGAGGCAAGCTCGGACTACGGGCTCAATCNNCAATCCCCGCCATGCCGAGACGGTCGCCAGAACGAACGTTCAGAGCGCCTATCAATACGGGCACTATCAGAGCATGATGGACACGATCGACGATTTTCCTTTCTGGGGCTTCCAGGTCGTCGACGACGCCAGGACAAGCGAATTCTGCCGTCCCTTGCATAAGCTGGCCTTCCCGGCGAACGATCCGATTTTCGACAACCTCTACCCGCCGAACCATTTCAACTGCCGCACTACGATTCAGCAGTTCACGAGCGAAGAGGACGCCAAGGATCAAGGCTATCGCATTATGAACCATTGGCCTCGCACCGAAACGGGCGGCGTCTTCATGCCGGCCGAGGGCTTTCAGTTCAACGTCGGCAAAGTTCCAAGCTTGGAGGATTTGATCAAGTGAAAAGGGTCTTCAAAAACCGCGCGATGATCGCCAACCGCTTGCTTCCTGAGCCCTGGGAATTGCCGAAGGACGGCTTTTTCCAGATTTCTCCGCTGGGCGAGTTCCCTTATTTCCTCAGCCCTGACGAGCTTGAGAAAGGCGACGATCCGGAAGTTCCGATCATGCAGGTCGTCGACCAGGAGGCCGTCGATGCCATGGTCAAGGCATTTAACGCCGAAGCCTCCGCATCGAACTTCCCAGGCTTGCTAGTCGACTACGATCATTTTTCGCTCGACTACGACAAGCCCTCCAAGGCGGCTGGCTGGATTTCCGAGCTCCAAGGGCGTCCGGACGGACTCTATGCGAAAGTCCGTCTTACGCCTGCCGCGTCTCAGGCTATAACGGACGGCGAATACCGCCTCGGCTCTCCAGTTTGGGATCTCATGCCGACAGACGGAGACGACTTGCGCCAGAGGCCAGTCCATCTGAGCGGCTGGGCTCTTACGAACATGCCAAACATCACAACCCAAAAACCCCTGTCAAACAAACAACGAAAGGAGGCCGTGAACATGGCCGACCAAGGAACACAGGGAAACGCCGTCCAGGGTTTCGACCCGGCGGCGATTCTAGCCGCTCTGGGGCTTCCCCCGGAGACAAGCCAGGAGGACGTCGTAAAGGCGATCGCCGCTCTGGTGGAAAGCAAGGCCGCCCAGGAGGCCGCGAACGAGAAACTGAAGATCGACGAGGCCGCGAACCGCCTGGGAATCCCGGCGGCTAACCGCGCCGACTTCGGCAAGCTCTACAAGGCCGATCCGAGCGCCGCCGAAAGCTTCGCCTCCGCCCTCAAGGCTCCGGCGCAGACGTCGAGGCCCGCTGTCAATCGCGCGAGCAACCCGCTTCCGGCATCGCCGGACAAAGAGGCTCACTCGGCGGCGAACAAGTCTCGCGCGACGAAGATCGCGAATCGCGCCCATGAGCTCATGAAGAGCAACCCAAAACTCAGCTTTCAGCAGGCGTTCAACTCCGCTGAAGGCGAAATGCCCGAGGAGGCCTGAACATGAACCCGATTCTGAACGACACCCGCCCGGCGGGAAGCCCGATTCCGCTCGTGGCGAACAGCGACCTGACAGGCTACGAGGGGCGCGTCGTCGCCATCGTCGACAAGGACGGAGCCGCCGCCGCCGACCTGCCCTCAGCCAACAGCGACTTCCCGCTTTGCGTCCTCTGCAACGGCGACGAGGAGGGCGCGCAGGTCGACGTCCTGCGAATGATCGACTTCTCCAGCATGAGAGTCGCGCTCAAGGGGACTTGCTCCGTAGGCAGCAAGCTTGTCCTGGCTGACGTCGCCACCGCAGCCGACAAGGGAAAGGCTCGCGCGCTTCCCGCAACAGCCGGAACCTACAAGGTTTTCGGCATCGCCGCAGAAGCGGGCGTTGACGGGCAGAACGTGGCTTTCTTCCCGATCAGCGTCATTTCCGAAACCGTCAGCGCAGGCTGATAAAGAGAAAGGCATTTCGCAATGGTAGCAAACTCTCTCGTCATCAAGGACACCCTCCGCGAATACGCGCAGGGCTCCGCCAAGCAGAACATCCAGCCCGTAGCGGACTTCATAGCGCCAGGCGTGGACGTGGCTCGCCCCACCGGCTACTTCAAGAAGTACGACGACAAGCATCGCTTCCGCATTCCGGATACCAGGCGCAGCTTCGGAGGCCCGGCGACGCAGCTAGGCTTCGGCGCTGACGACGCCTCCTACAACTGCACGCCCAACGCCCTCGACTTCGCCCTCGACGCCGACGAGCTGGGCGATCAGTTCGACCAGGATTTCAAGGACGCGTCCGACAACGTCTCCGAAGTCGCAGGCCTCTCCCATGAGAAGAAAGTCCTTGACCTCGCAGTCGCGAACGCCGGAACCGCGACGGCCCTGGCCTGGACCGGAACAAGCGCCACCGACCCGATCGCCAATCTCGACAGCGTCATCAAGGCGGTAATGCTGGCCGCGAAGTCCGGCTCGGGCATGGGCATCGGCCTGATCTTCGGCGTCTCCGCCTGGCTGAACTTCAAGAACTCCGACAAGGTTCGCGGAAAGTTCGTCGTCGGAGCGGGCGCAAGGACAGGCGCCTCCGGAGCCGCCTTCGCGATACCGACCGAGGAGATGATCGGCCAGTTGCTGCTGGGCAACCCCGAGACCATGGTCTCCTACATGTGCTACGACTCCGCCCCGGAGGGGAAGAGCGCCAGCATGAGCTTCATTCTCGACAACCAGATCCTGGTCTTCGCCAGGCAGGCGAACCCGACGCGCCGCGACCCCTCGTTCATGAAGACGTTCCGTCTACGCGGACGTTGGATGGTCCCTGGCGTCTATGCCCGTCCTGACGGACGCGGCCAGGTCGTCAAGATGGACTGGTCGGAAGACGTCCAGGTCACCAACTCGGCGGCGGTGAAGCTGCTCACTATCTCCTGAGGTCCGGCATGGCGGCGGTCACAAGGAAGCAGATCGAAGCCGAACTCCCTGCGGAGGCTCTCCGCAGGGCGCTCGACGACGATTTCGACGGCATAGAGGACGGGGAGCTCTTCGACGCGATCGTCGAGAACGCCGAGATCCTCTGCAAAGGCCGTCTAGGCTCCGCCGCCGCCTTGCTGCCTTCGGAAGTCGACAAGCTCCCGGCTGCCTATACGGGAGCCGTCCTTCTCCAGGCCTGCGTCGCTCTTTTGCGTCGCGGCAACGCAGGAAGCGACGCCATAAGCTCCTGGCAGGAACGCCTGGACGCCGCCTTAGGCATTCTCGACAAGATCGCCAAAGGCGAGATTTCCCTGATTCCCAAGGCCTCTGGCTCTTTCGGCCCCTCCGTAAAGGCTGGAAGGCTTCTTTTCGAGAGGGAGGAGGGACTATGAGCGAAATCATAGCCGATACCGCGACTCCCCTGCTCAAAGACGCGAAGGCCGCAGCCCAGGACCTTTCCAGGCCGATGGCCTCGATTGCGCAGAAGCTCAAATCAGACGTCAATAGGAACTTCGATTCCGGCGGCTGGTATCCCGAGCGTTGGAAGCCATCGCGACGCGGAGGGCAAACTCTCGTAGACAAGGGCGTCCTCAGAAGCTCGATCGCCGTTGCGAGCGGAGCAAATTTCGCGAGGGTCGGAACCTCCCTCTCTTATGCCGCAGTCCATCAATACGGAGCGACGATCAAAGCGAAGAATAAGCCATTCCTGCGCTTCAAAGTCAACGGACGCTGGAGCTGCAAGAGGCAGGTCGTCATCCCTGCCCGTCCCTTCATGCCGATCGACAAGGCCGGAAACCTCAATCCCGCCACCATGCAGTTCGCGAAGGACAAGCTCGCCAAGCACGTAGCAAGCGGAGGGAAAGCGTGAACGACAAGGGATTGACTCTCGGAAGCCTCTCCGACGCCATCGCGGAGACGCTTGCCTCCAGCGAGACGATTCTCGCTCTCGCAGCCGAGACGCAAAAGCAGGGAGCCTGGCGCGTGTTCCAGCTCTTCGACTATTCGCCAGATAACGAGAGCGTCTCTACGCCTTCGGCGATAGTTCTTCCCATGGCTGACGACGACGTCAGCTCAACTCTCAAGATCGGCGTCGACGTTCGCATTCGCGAGAGCCGCGTTTTGCAGCAAAGCGGCACTGAAAACCTCGTCAAGCATCAAGCTGCGTCGACCGTCGCTCAATGGGTGGAAACCTCAAAGGACGTCCTCTACGCCAGGCTCGCTTCGACGGATGCGAACTTTTGCTCCATCGCTACGAACATCGATTACGCCAGCTTCGCCAGGCTTGGAATCGTCGTCATCGGCTTTGACGTGACTGTCAAGCTTTCAAAGTCCATCAACAGGAAATCCTACATATGATGCCGATCTACCAGGGAGACTCCAAGAGCGCGATAATCGAAGTCCTCATTGAGGGCGTCGACGACATCTCGACCTGGACGTCGAAGATCCTCGTGGTCCCTGGCGTCCCTCTCAAGCGGGATCTTCCCGCCGCTTTGGCCGTGGATTGCTCTGGCGTCGACGCCACGCACGTCAAAATGGAAATCCCCACCACTGAGACGGCCAAGCTCTCCCCCGGCTCCTATTCGCTCCTTTTGCGCGTTGCGAACGCGGACGGGAGCAAGCGCATGAGCAAGGAGATCGACTCGCTCGTCATCAATCCCGATCCGGAGGCCGCCGAGTAATGGACGAAGCGACGATACAGGCCAGCATTCAGGAGATTGAGAAGATCTCCGCGTCCTTCACTGACGAGAGCCTTAAGGCCCTCATGAGCGAGGATGCGGAGCTCTCGGTCGTCATCCAGGAGAGCGAGGCGATAGAAGGCCAGATGCGCGCCCTGGGCGTCGAGCGCTACTACAACGGGGCCATTGGCTTCGCCGCTCCGGCTGGCGAGACGATCAGCTCCAAGCGCTGCATCGCCGTCTTGGAAGGCGAGCTCTACGTCCTCTGCTCTTCAGATCCGGACGGAGCCGACGCCTGCGCCGGAATAACTTTGCAGGCTGGCGACAAGGGCGCGGAGCTCGTCGTTATGGCCTCTGGCGTCCTGGAGGACTCGTCCTGGAGCTGGCGCGATCGCGACCCGATCTATTGCGGGACGGATGGACGTCTGACGCAGACCCCGCCCGAGACTGGGTTTTCGCAAATCGTCGCCCTTCCGCTTACGGCGACGAAGATACTAGTCAAAATTCACGAAGCGATCATAATCGAGGAGTGACTCAATGGGAGCGCAATCTTTTCTAACTCGCGTCAGCGGAAAAACAAAGTCCATTCTAGCCACGCTGACTGGCGGCAGCTCGACCTATGCCTACCTCATTCCCTGCTTAGACGCCGCTGGCCGTCTGGCGGAGTCGATGATGCCTACGGGCTTTGGCGCCAATACTTCAAGCGGAGCCGCCGCAGAAGGGCTTAGCGCCTATAAGCTTGTCGGGTACAACTCCACTGGCGGAGTTCGACTCGCCGACGCCGCCAACGCCTACCCCTGCCAGGGTTTCGTTAAAACGGCGTTCTCCGCGTCCGAAACCGTGACTATCTACAAGGACGGCACCTTGACGGGCTTCAGCAGTTTGGAGCCCTTCAAGCCCGTCTATCTCTCCACCGCTGGAGGCATAACCCAGGACGTCTCCACGATCGAGGCGACGAACGGAGCGATCTCCCAGGAGATCGGCTGGGCCTCCTCCGCCACAACCGTTGAGTTTAATCTCCAGGAGGCGATCTACATAGCCGCATGAGCACGCGCCGCCCATTAGTCAGAGTGTCAGGGAAGACAAGGCAGATGGCAGCGGGAGACAAGCTGCCAGCCGATTGCCTTCCTGAAACTGTCGATGGCGACATGGGCAGCGGAGACGCCGCTAAAGGCTGGCTTCAGATAGACAGGACCACTGGGAAGACTTGGCGCCTCTATGTTGACAATGGCATAATTGGGATCGAAGAAGCATGACTAAAAGACTTTTGAAAATCATTGCGGTCGGCCTCTCGCTCATCCTGCTTGTGGCCGCTAGTGGCGATAAGGTCGCTTCCTTAATGGTCTATTCCGGCGTCTGTTCGCAGGACGCAAATTTCACTGGCTCGATTCGGTTTCTTGGGAAAACCCTTGGAGCTCTCGCATTCTACGACGATACCGCGAATATCTCAGACTCTGTAAACAAGCGGTTCATCACAGACGCGCAGAGGACTATTTTAGGCAACACCTCTGGAGCGAACAGCGGCGACCAGACTATCACCTTGACTGGCGATGTTACGGGAAGTGGCACAGGCTCTTTTGCGGCGACCCTTGCGAACTCAGGAGTCACAGCGGCTACCTACGCCAGGGCAAATGTCACTTTTGACGCCAAGGGCCGTGCAACGTCAGCAAGCAGCGGCATCATCTCGTCTGCCACTAGCTTCTATGTCGCTACCACTGGCAGCGATTCGACAGGCGACGGCTCGTCAAGCTCTCCCTGGGCCACCGTGGCGAAGGCCATGGAGTATCTACAGGACTACGACATCACCGCCCCTGTTTATATCTACATGGCAGATGGCACTTACTCTTCTTCATCTTCGACCAGCCTGTTTCATCGTCATGGAAATTTTATAAATATTGTAGGAACGAATGTCTATACGAAAAGCATCTCGTCGGTTCAGAGTTCCAGCGGCTCTGCCGGAGCGTATTCGATCGTTTTCAACCTGGCGGATGTCTCGAACATCGCGGTAGGGGATTATATCAATATTAGCGGATGTTCCGGTGGCACAAATCCGAAATACGCCGAGGGATGCTGGCCGATCACAGCGGTCGATAGCGCGAACAAAAGAATTACTGTCACCTGCACAAACATAACCGGTGTGCCGTCTGGAGCCGTTGTATCGTCCACTGCTGTGGTTCTCAAGGCTATCGTGGATCTGTCATCCAGCACTGCGGGAGCGCAGGGCTGGACCCTGCTGGCCGGGGTTTTGAATTCTGTCCAAAACATAGCTTTCACAAATTCCGGCTCTGCGAATGGCTCGTCAGGACTATACATCGCCAATCAATCCGCTCTCAAATCGATAAACACATGTGGTTTTTCAAAAACCTCGCTCACTGCTTATTATATGTCTTCAATTTACGGCGGAACAACGCAGGCGAGCGCAATAGCGGTGTCATCAGCAATAGGCAGCGGAGGAATCCTCGTCGCCTACAATTCGCAAGTTCGCATTCAATACGCCGTCATTAGCGGAGTCCCCAACACGGCATATGGCGTGTTATGCCAGAGCGGCGGCGAATTGCAACTTACATCTGTAACAGTATCCAATTGCAATACTGGCCTGCGGGTACAGCAACGTTCGGAAATCATTGCATCTAGCGCGACGATTACGGGATGCTACTACGGCGTGTATTCCTACCTCACCGGAACGGTTACCACTAACAACTCTACAATTTCAAATTGCACGACGGGCATAACCGCGACAAGCATGTCATTCGTCTACGCGGCTTCTGTATCATTTTCGGGTAATACAACAAACGCATCCCCGGCAGTCAACACCAACGGCAATTCAAACTCATACATCCAAAATTGAGGAGCCCATGCAAATTGTGATTTCCAACGGCGTCATCGAGGCGACCTACTCAGACGATATGGCGCAGAGGCTTTTCGCGCTCTATCCATCCGCGTCGATCTACACCGTAGCCGACTCGACGCCAGGAGTAGAGATAGGGCAGTCCATACCCGAGGGTGCGACGCTGACGAAGAGACAACTTCTGAAGCTGACAATCCTTTATAGGCTGAAGGAGGCCGGCCTTCTTTCCGCAGCCCTGGCGGCTCTCGCCTCCGCGTCCGCAGAGGATCAAGCTCTGTGGAGCAACGCCAGCAGAATAGACTGCGACGACGCCATGGTCCTTGCCGTCCTGTCGGCAATAGGCGCCGACCCTGAAGTCATCATGGCAATCGATCCGAATATATAGGAGGCCTCATGAACAAGATCATCATAGCCGGAGCCGTCGCGATCGCGCTGTCGCTCTCTCTCTCAAGCTGCACATCTGTTGACACCGAATATACCAAGCTCGATCCGACAGGAACGTATGTCATCGAGCATTACACGAAGAAAGAAAAGGGCTTCACTCAAGGATGGTCGAATGGCCCTGGAAAGACCTTGGACCTACACCCTGAAGTCAACGGATTGAATCTCTGACCCGAAGCCCCAGGGAAATAGGGGCATAACATCTCCAAGAAAGGGGAACGCCTTATGAAAAGCCTCACCGCCTTAATCGTCCTGGCCTTAATCGGTCTGCTCTGCATCTTCGTGCTTCCCGCCTGTTCGAGCTCGGACAACGCGGCCATCTCCAGCGCGCTCAACACCGCCATCAACTCGACCGCCAGCGCGATCGCCACCTCTGTCGAAAACGGAAGCGCCAGCCAGGCTGTCTCCGC